AGATATGACCAAAGTTATTAAAGTGATCGTTAATGAAAGTGAAGGTAAAAAACCTGAGCAGTATGTTAACAAAGACATCAATATTAACCTAGAAAATCTAACTGTAGCTCAAAAAACAAACACAGACTTTGCTGCTAATCCAGCAACTGGCTTAGGTGGTACCGGTGGTGGTGGCGGAAGTGGTGGTTATACCGTACCTGCTATGCCATATAATACTACAGGTAGTAGATTTTCATTAGGATTCAATGAATCCGCTATTGATTCTAAGCATGTAGTTCATTTAAGTTTAACTGAGGGGCTAGACCGTTTTTGGCCTTTTGGTCAGTCTATCTTAGAAAATGTCTTTAAAGTTTACAAACAAAAAGAATTACTAGAAGATGCAATCTTAATATATCGGGTGCAGCGGGCGCCTGAGCGTAGAATGTTTAAGATCGACGTTGGTAACATGCCTTCACACATGGCTATGGCATTCGTTGATCGCGTTAAAAATGAAATACATCAGCGCAGAATCCCAAGCATACAGGGTGGGCAAGCGATAGTAGATGCTACATATAATCCCCTGAGTATGAATGAAGATTATTTCTTCCCAGTAACCGCAGATGGTAGGGGAAGTACTGTAGAAATGTTGCAAGGTGGTCAGAATTTGGGTGAAATTGACGACTTACGTTACTTTAATAACAGATTAGCTCGTGGATTGCGAGTACCAAGTTCATATTTACCAACTGGTCCTGACGACAATTCTACCCCACTTAGTGATGGTAGAGTTGGTACTGCCATGATACAAGAATTTAGGTTCAATCAATACTGCGAAAGATTACAGGGTTATATTTGTAGAAAGCTAGATGATGAGTTTAAACTCTTTTTAAGATGGCGTGGTCTAAACATTGATTCTGGGTTATTTGCGCTAGAATTTAATCCCCCACAAAACTTTGCAAGCTATCGTCAAGCAGAAATGGATACTGCTAGAGCATCTACATTTACTGCATTAGAACAATATCCCTATATAAGTAAGCGTTTTGCACTAGAAAGATTCTTAGGATTAACCGAAGAAGAAATCAACAAAAACGAAAAAATGTGGCGCGAAGAAAATAACAAAGAAGTTGATATCGAACCAAAAGGTAATGATCTACGAAGTATTGGTATTAGTTCAGGTGATATTCAAAGTGATATTGATACCGGTGAAGAAGCTGATGCAGCAGATCAACCTGAAGGCGAATCACCTGAGATTATTGCTCCAGTAAATACACCAACTCCCGGCTCACCTGAAGCTGCTGCTAGTGGCGCAGGTACCCCTGCAGGCGCGATATAATTTTATTTGATAAATACAAGATAGGAAAATCAAATGAAGTTAATGGAAATGTTCGATACTGCGATTCCCGGATACCAAGATGTGGCTTCTGACCACAGCAGTCCAAAATGGAAAGAAAGCCGCAAGACTAAATTAACTCTTAAGCAAATTCGTAAATTACGAAAGATGACTGATGTTCGTAATTATGAAAAAGTAAAATATCTTAAAAAAATTCATCAACAATACGGTGCACCGGCAGCAGCCGAAGGCGCCGCTCCCTCACTATAAAATTCAACAAAAACTACTGGTTGTAATGTAGTTTTCATCATAAAAGTTAAAAAATAGCACTTATTGCGTTGTTTTTTAAACTACACACTAAATATCACATACAAAGCCATTTCTATTAGGAGAAATTTATAATGGATAACAGAAAATTTGAAAAACTTATTGATCTAATTATCAATGAGAATGAAGAACAAGCTCGTGCGCTATTCCATGATATCGTAGTTGAAAAATCACGCGAAATTTATGAAAACATGATACAAGACGACATGGGAATGAAACACACCTTTACTATTTTAGATCGTAATTTAATTGACAGAATTGCTTCTATGAACGGCGCCGAAGTTGATCCTGAATCAGGAAGTGTAGAGACTTATGACGAGAATACTGCTCGCCAATTGACAGCATTTGCTAAGAAAAACCCACAAAAATTGAAATCTATGTCTGGTCTAGAAGAAGGAATGGGAATGAAACACACCTTTGCTATTTTAGATGATACACTAATCGACCAAATCGCTGCTATGGACGGCGCCGAAGTTGATCCTGACGCTGGAAGTGTCGAGACTTGGAACGAAAACACCGCACGCCAGTTAATTGCGTTTGCTAAGAAAAACCCAGAAAGATTGAAAAGAACACAATTAATTAATACAGGTGGTATGAAGCCAAGGGCTCAACGTGTGGGTGGAACTGCTAGTGGTCCTGATTATGGTCTAAAAGAAGGCATGGGAATGAAGCACACCTTTACTATTTTAGATGATACACTAATTGACAAAATTGCTTCTATGAACGGCGCTGAAGTTGATCCTGATGCCGGCACAGTAGAAACTTATGACGAGAATACTGCTCGCCAATTAGCAGCATTTGCTAAGAAAAATCCACAAAGATTGAAAAGTACAGACTCAATGATGGAAGACGACATGGACATGGATGACAGCATGGAAGACGAAGGTAAAAAATTCGGCGGTCAAGTTGGTCAACTAATGGACGAAATAGGTATGGAAGAAGAAGGTATGTCAGAAGATGAGGAAGACTTAGAATTCGATGACATGGACGACGGCGAAGATGAAATGATCGACATCGACATGGACGACGAAGGCGGCGAAGAAGACGAAGACCTAGAAGATCGCGTAGTTGACCTAGAAGATAAGCTAGACCAGCTAATGGCTGAGTTCGAAGAAATCATGGGCGACGAAGAAGGAGAAGAGGAAGAAGAAGGCGAAGAAGAGGAAGCAATGATGGAAGCTATCCAACTTCAGCAAATGAAAGGTCTATATGGCTCAAAGATTGGCGGTGACAATGGTTCACAACCAAAGAGTACATATGCTGACAATTCAGGACAAGCTGGAATGGCAAGTCGCCCAGTAAAGTTCTCAGGTTCTACTGAATCAATGCCAACTGGTCCAAAAGGTCCAAGTAATGCATACGCAAAAGGCGAGAGTCAAGTTAAAGATGCTAATAACTGGAAAAACGCCCCAGCACAAAGAAAACAAGATTTAACCGCTGCACCTAAGCCAACTACAACTCAAGCTGCTGGTACTAATACCAAAAGCCCAGTAGCTGAATCACGCAAGCGTAAATAAGAATTCTATTAGACCATGGCTTTGTATCTAAAAGAACACTTGACATTCGACCGCGCTAGTATGGTGGTCGAATCTGTCAAGGAAGATGGAGACAAAAAATCCCTTTATATGAAGGGTATTTTTATTCAGGGCGGGGTTAAAAATGCCAATGAGCGCATTTACCCCGTATCTGAAATTGAGTCAGCGGTTAGCACACTAAATCAACAAATTAGCGAAGGCTATTCAGTTCTAGGTGAAGTAGATCACCCAGATGATTTAAAAATCAATTTAGATCGCGTTTCACATATGATTACTCAAATGTGGATGGACGGTGCTAATGGATTCGGCAAACTAAAAATTTTACCAACTCCAATGGGGCAGTTAGTCGCTACCATGTTGGAGAGTGGTGTAAAACTTGGCGTATCTAGTCGTGGTAGCGGAAACGTAAACGATATGGATGGCAAAGTAAGTGACTTTGAAATTGTCACTGTGGATATCGTCGCACAGCCAAGCGCACCAAATGCTTATCCAAAAGCAATTTATGAAGGGATGATGAATATGCGTCATGGTCATAAAATGTTGGATATAGCCAAGGGCGCTCAAGGCGACAGAAAAGTACAGAGATACCTAAAAGACGAAGTGGTTCGTCTTATTAAGGACCTCAAGATTAACAAAGGGGAATAAAGCATGTTTGATGCTATAAAGCCACTACTTGAAAGCGGAATCATCAATGAAGAAACTAGCCAAGCTATCAGCGAAGCATGGGAATCTAAATTGGTAGAAGCTCGTGAACAGGTACGCGCAGAATTAAGAGAAGAATTCGCACAACGCTATGAGCATGATCGTAGTGTTATGGTGGAAGCCCTTGACAAAATGATTACAGAAGGTCTAACAACTGAGATTCAAGAATTTCAAGTTGAAAGACAAGCAATGAACGAAGACCGTGTGAAAGCACAAGTAAAATTACGCGAAAGCGCAACAAAGTTCAATGATTTCATGGTTACTAAACTAGCTGAAGAAATCAAAGAGTTACGTTCTGATCGTAAGATTCAAAAAGAAAGTCAACAAAAGCTAGAGCAATTTATTGTTCACGCTCTTGCCCGCGAAATTAAAGAATTCGCACAAGACAAGCGAGCAGTTGTTGAAGCTAAGGTCAAGTTAGTTGCTGAAGGTCGCAAACAATTAGAATCACTAAAAGCTCGTTTTGTAGCTGAAAGTGCAAAAAGATTGAATGCTGCTGTAACAAGTCAACTAAAGGGTGAGTTAGGACAGTTGAGAGAAGATATCAAAACGGCAAAAGAAAACAACTTTGGTCGTCGTCTATTTGAAGCATTTGCAGGTGAATTCTCAGTTACTCATTTGAGTGAGAAAGCTGAAACTCGCAAAATAATGCAACAGCTAGCGCAGAAAGATCGTCAACTAGCCGAAGCCATCAAGTCAGCTAAAGATTCACAAAAGCTGATTGAAACAAAAGAACGTGAAGTTCGCATTATCAAAGAAAGCAATGT